GACAGCGCGTCGATCACCGCGTCGACCTTGTGTTCGATGAGGGTCAGGATCGACGCCGCGTCGCCTTCGCCGGACAGCATGGCGGCCACGTCGTCGAAGATCGGCCGCACGGCGCGCGCGAAGCCCGAGAGCTGCACCACGTCCATCGCGCGCACCGTGATCTGCGCGGTGTCTTCGCCGAAGCCGATGGTGACGGCACCCAGCGCGGCGGGGCGCATGGCGCTGAACTCGTCGCGCGCTACGGCGTTCACAGTGTGTTCCCCTGGTGAAGTTCACGCTTGGCGGCCAAATAGGCGGCATGCGCCTGTTCGGCAGTGGCGTGATTCCCGAGGCCGCGCCTTTTGCCAGCGACGACGATCTGGGCCATGAATGGCCGCTTGGCAGTGCCGCGACGATCCATCGTCACGCCAAGGACGCCGGTCAAGGTGCCGCGATGCGCCTTGCGCTGGTTCTGGATGTTGGTCGACCGGTCAACGTCCCGCAAGTTGGCGAACGAGTTGTCCGCGCGCGAACAGTTGATGTGGTAGATCTGGCCAGACGGCCACTTGCCGATCACGTGCAACCAGGCGAGCCGGTGCGCCTTGTAGCTGCGGCCATCGACCATGACCGTCACGTAGCCGTTGCTGTTGACGCTTCCGGCCACATCACCAACTTTCATGCAGCGCGCCGTGCGTACCTTGCGAGTGAACACGCCAGTCGACTGGTCGTAGTCCAGCAAGGACCGCAGCCGTTCTGCCGTCAGCGCCTCGCTGGCCATCACGCCTCCAAGTCGATTTTGAAGTACTGGCTGATGCCAGCGCCGGTCTTCGTGGTGTCCTTCAGCAGCTTGCCGGTGACTTCCATCGCGGCGTATTCCTCGCCGATCAGCGCCAGCTGCGCCAGGGCACCGACCTTGACGCGCCAGGCGCGCACGCGGGTGCGCTTGCCGCTGCGGGCCTCGTTCAGGCCGTCGAACAGCAGCTCGTATTCCTTGCCGCTGTTCACGATGGCCTGCACGATGTCCTGCGCTGCCTTGGTGTAGGTGATCGCGATGTCGTCGCCAGCGGCCAGCCCGCCGCCGCCGCCCAGGATCGGAACGATGCCGGACGGCTCGACCGTGTAGTCGACGTTCACGGTCAGCGTCGTTGCGCCCTTCTTCACCGTGGTGATCGCGCTGGGCAGGTAGTTCGTCGGCACCAGCTCGCCGCCGATGATGTCGGCATGCGCTTCGTCGGTGACGGTTGCCGCGGTCTCGGTCGACGTGGCGCCGTACAGCGCGCGCGCCAGGTTCGCGGCCGACAGGTCGTGCAGCGTGGCGGACATCTCGACAGCGCTGATGCGGCGGACCTCGTTGTAGGTGCCGCCACCGGGCTGCGTGAAGTCCTTCAGCTCCTTCGTGTCCTCGGTGACACTGAAGTTCAGCTGCGAGGCGTTCCCGACCTGCGTCAGGCCGGCGCTGCCGCCGATTTCTCGCAGCCAGATTTTGCCGCTGCCCAGGTACGAGTAGTCCATGTTCAGTATCCTCGTTAGATGGTGCAGGCAGCGTGAACTTGCCGCTTGCGTTCAACATATGCCTTGTGGGCGGACTGTGGATCGGCAAAGGCGCCGATGTGCTTGAGAACGCCATCGACGCGGATGCTTGCGACGAAGGGGCGCTTCGTGTTGGCCGGCTTGATGTGGACGCCCAGGAATCCAGTCTGGTTGTCTGCCCTCGCCTTGCGCTTGTTCTCCGCGTTCATACGATGCGGCACGTCGCGCAGGTTGCTGATCCGGTTGTCCAACTTGTTGCCGTTGATGTGGTCGATTTCGCCGGCCGGCCAAGCGCCGTGGATGTACAGCCATGCCAGACGATGCGCGAGGTAGCCATTGCCATCGACGCGAATCAGGCAGTAGCCCTGGCCGATGCGACCCGCACGATCACCAGGCTTCAGCCCATTGCCTCGGCCGACCTTCCATGCGAACGCCCCAGTCTCGGGGTCATACGCAAGTAGCGATCGCAACCGGTCGGGGCTCATGCTCAAGGAACGCCTTTGAAGGTGGCCGCGTTGGTGAAGGCGAGCGGCAGGTGCGCGTAGCCGGCACTGTAGATAGGCCCCGGTGCATCTGCTAGGTGCAAATACTTGCCCCCGCCGATGTGGAAACCCAGCAGCGCCTGCAGCACGTGGAGGGCAAGTTCGCCCGCCTCATCTCGTGCTGCAGCCGCGTGGCCGCGGCCCTTCGCTGACTGCGCGGCGACCACGATCTGCCATTCCTGAGACACGCTCTGCACCGCCCCGTTCGCGATGCGTTCGCCCACGCTGAAGCCGTCGTAGATCACCCAGCACGCGGGAGCCAGCTTGCGCAGTTCCTCGACCGCCTGGATGTCGGTTTCGGTGGCCACATGAACCTCGGCCGGCAGCACGGCCTTCAGCCGCTCGACGATCTTCTGTTCGATGTCGTGGAACATGTGTGTCAGGCCTCTGTCTTGTCGGTCGCGCGTTGCAGGTACTGCTTGATCGACCGCAGCACCAGAAGCGCCCAGTCTGGCGGCAGCGCCACAGCATCGGCGCCGGCGCGCAACGGCATGAATGGCCGCGGAGGCACGACGACCTTCTTGGCGAACACCAACTTGCCGGCCGGGCCCGGGAACACCAGCCACGGCTTGTTCTTCGGCACGATGGTCGCGCCGAACTGGTGGACCGGCGCGTACTGCACGTTCGTGCCAACGGTGACGCCGGAGCCGTCGACGCGCGACACGATCGACCGATTCAGGCGCCCGGTGTCGCGCAGGGGCTGGCCCTTGCGGAACTTCAGGGGCGCCCACGGCTTGCCCCATGGGTCGACGCCCAGCTTGAAGCACAGCCGGATGCGGTTGACCAGCACGCGGCCGATGGTCTCGTACACGGGCCGCGGGTTCGCTGCCGCGGACTGCACCAGCTGCAGCTTGGCAACCGCCTTGCTGTCGTCGATCTTGAAGGTGATGCGGCCGGCCATGCTCAGAAGCAGCTCAGCGTGTCGGCCGTGAACACCCGATCGGCGGAGTAGCCCTCCGACTCGAAGCCTGACGTGGCCGGCGTGCCGGACGCATCCGGCGGCAGCGACAGCTTGCCTTCGGCCAGGTGCCGCAGTTGCTGCAGCGCGTCTTCGTAGCGCCGCCGCACCTCCTCGGGTGCCCGCTTGTCCCACAACCTGAAGCGCGTGATGTCCAGCACCCAGCCCTTGACGATGCTGGGCACGGCCAGCAGCGGCAGCGGGTAGCGCGTTGCCATGTAGCCGTCGGCCAGGCTGGCGGCCGCGGCCTCGGTCTTGGTGAAGTCCTCGCCGCCGGCCAGCAGGTCGGCCAGCTCTGCCTGCCCGAAGGCCTGTTCGAAGTCAGCGGGGGTGACGTACATGCTCGGCGTCCTCTCAGGTGGCCGGCGTCGGGCGCGGCCGGCGTCGGATGGGCAGGATTGCGTCGATCAGCGGACGATCGGCGCCCACGGTGGCGAAGCAGCGCAGGCCGTAGACCGCATCCTCGACGCCGCCGGTGAAGCGCTGAAACACCTTGCTGCCGACGATGGCCGGAGAGCCCAGGCGGATGTCCTCTGGCGCGGGGTCGGTGCCCTCAAGCACCTCGATCTCGATCTCTGGCGCCGTTGGCACGCCGATCAGCGTGAAGTCGAACTCCGCGGTGATGTCCTGGTCCGGGTCCTTGGTGTCGAAGCGCGTGGTCATGCGGAAGCTCTCCGTCGTGGCAGCGTGCGGCCGTCGGCGCCGATGCGCGCGGTGTAGAGCCCGGGCCGGCCGATGGCGCGGAATCCGGGGCTGCCGGCCAGCGATGGGCCATAGGCGCCGCCGGCAACAAGCTGCAGGGTTGCGGTCATCGTGGCGCCTGCAGCGGTTGCGTCCTGCACACCGGTTCCGCCTGATGCGCTGCCGGCTGTGATCGATGCGACGACGGTCAGCGTCGCGCCGGTTGCGGTCGCGTCGTTGGCTGCGCTGGCGGCGCCGGCCACCACGACAGCGGCCGCGGTCAGGACCACGCCGGAGGCTGTGGCGTTGACCTGGCCGGTTGCGCTGCCGGTGATCAGCGAGGCCGCGGCGGTGATGGTCTGGCCGGCCGCGGTGCCGGCGCTGGCGCCGCTGGCTGATCCGGCGATCAGGCTGCATGCCGCGGTCAGCGTCACGCCGCTGGCTGTCCCAGCGCTGGCGCCGCTCGCAGACCCCGGGACCAGGCTCGCGGCCGCCGTGATGGTCGCACCGGACGCGGAGGCAGAGATGGTGCCGGTTGCACTGCCTGCGGTGATCGACGCCGAAGCGGTCAGCGTAGCAGCGGGTGCAGTGGCGCTGATCTGGCCTGATGCAGCGCCGGCGATGATGCTCGCGGCAGCTGACACCGTGGCGCCGCTGGCGGTGGCGTTCACCTGGCCGGATGCAGACCCCTGGATCAGCGATGAGGAGGCCGTCAGCGTGGCGCCGGATGCCGTTCCGTTTGAGCCAGCAGATGCGTACTCCCACGCCCCCACGTCATAGGCGCCACCTTGCGGTCGCGTCGTGCCTACGATGTCAACCGAGGGCGCCCCGGTGCTAGTGCCGGCATCCTTCAGCGCCGACGTGCTCTTGATGCGGTAGTCGTGCGTGCCGTCAAGGGTGTTCTCGAAGCCGCTGCCAGTCGACGTGTCATAGGCGACCGTCGTGCAGCCGCTGGGGATCGACGTGCTGTCGTTCGTGTAGCAGTTCGAGAACGTCGCGCCGGTCGCTGAACTGACCGCATCCGTACCGCCGAAGAACCCGCAGTTCGTGAACGTGTTCCCAGACCAGTACGAGCGCCTGATGACGCGCGTCGCTGCTGCTATGTCGGACGGGACTGCAAAAGTGCAGTTCGCAACCGAGCAGCCGTCCCATATGTCAGCGACTTCTGATGCGCTAGCCCGCCGCGAAACAAACAGACTGTTCTTTGCGGTTCCGTTGGAATACAGATATAGCGCTCGGCCGCCGCGCGACTCAGAGATAACGCCGTCGACAACCGCGCCTTGGCCACTGATCTGCAGCGCGGGGCCGTTGCTGCTGTCCTGATAGACCTGCAGCCGCGAGATGCGGAAGTAGCTCTCCGAGGCAGTGAGCGCCGTCCCCCATGCCGTCGTGCTGCGCAGGCCGGCGCCGTTGCTGGCGTTGTACCGCAGGGCGTTGGTCAGCTTGTTGGCGTGGTCTGCAAACGCCTGCCCGCTTGCAACTGTTAGTTCCTTGTACCTCGTCGCGTCAACGGTGGACCCGGAAACCGTCAGCGCCGAAGTGAACTCGGCATCGTTGTAGCACTCGCCGCGCCAAACCTGATCTGAAGTGACAAGGTTTGCAGGGGCCGCGTCTTCCCACGACTGCAGCGTCGAGTAGTCGCGCCCGCCGCCTGTGCCGATGGTCTTGGTGACGACCGTAACCATGTCACACCATCGCCGGCTTCTGCTTCAGGATCGACACCACGGCAAGGCGTGTCATGGTCACGCTCTCGCTCTTGCGCGGGTGCGTGAACCGACCCGGCAACGGCGCGTTGTCCAGATCGAGCCTCCACTCGCGCCGACGAAAGCGCCCCTGCGGGAAGTTGCGCCCCGTGGCCAACGCCGTGTCTCGGTCTGTGCCGAGGAAGCTGCCCACCTTGATGATGAGCCAATCAGGGTTTGTGCGTTCTTCCTGCGACCAGGCCCAGCCATCAGCCTGCACGGTCACGACATCACCGCGCTTGCTGTCGTGCTCAGCCGCGCTGCGGTCGATGATGCGCACCAATGCTTCCATCAGTATCCCCACCGCTCCAAGAGCGCAGGCCCACCAGCAGCGACCCAAGCATCATTGACAGCCGGCGTCCAGTGCTCGCGGTAATCACTCAGCCTGCCGGTCCACGTCTTGGTGTGGTTCGGCAAGTTCGGCCAGGCGTCATCGAGGTACGGCACGCCGCAGTACGCCGCAATCTCGCGCATCTGCTGGTCATTGGCAACCAGCCTCTCGAACGTGACCACCAGCGTGTCGGGGTCCGTCAGCCAGCCCTCATAACGAGGAAGCTGCGGCAGGTAGTTCGCCATGGCAGTGATGAGCGTCCCCTGCGTGACCGGCATGCCCTCAAAGCGCACCCAAGACACCAGCGCATTGCGAGGGTCGCGCCTGATGAAGATGTGCGGCCGTTCAATGTCGGCCGGGTGCTCTACGTGGTTCACGCCGCTGGTGACGATGCCAAGTAGTTCGCACGCTTTCCAGAGCGCGTGATTTCCCATCTTCGGCGGGCCGTTCAGGAAAGCCATGCGTCGGTCCCCTTGAGATAGACCACCATGTCGGCGCTGTCGGCTGGCAGCTCCCAGCCCCAGTGCCCATACCCATGCGGGCCATGCAACAAGCGCAGGTTGCTCTTTGCGTACTCGGCAGCACCGCGAGAGAAAGCCGCCGCGTTGACGGCAGGGTCAGTCGGCAGGCGCGCGCTGATGCGCGTGATGCCTTCCTCGCTGGTGGCAACGTACAGCCGGCCAGCGCCGACAGCCACCGCGGTGCCGTACCCGCTGACGCTCCACGGGCGCAGCGTTGGCAACGAAGCCTTGGTGCCATCCGGACGGTAATACACCTTGTCGGATCGCGCCGTGTAGCCGTTGCTCCACGAGTCCACAAACACCGCGCCGCGCTCAAACACCGTGCCATCGCTGACGGCGATCTTGATGTAGCGGCTGTTGCCGTCGATGGTGGGCTGACACACGTCCTGCATCTCGCCGGTCACGAGATGGATGCGGCGCACGATGGCCTGCGCGTAGCTGCCGAAGTACAGCCAATCGTCCATCACGTACAGGCCCTCGGGCGCGATGCACGGGTGCGCACGCAGATCGGCAATCGAGCCAGATCGGATCACGAAGCGGTTGATGTCGACCGTCGCCGATCCCGGCAGCGTCGGGTCGCGTTGCGCGATGATCCGCTTGATCGCGCCGTCCTTGGCGTAGGCAGCGATGCGATGCGCGCCACGCTCGCTGACGATGATCTCGTCACGCCACGC